CAAAACAACAGCGGCGCACTTCAGGACATTTGCCGAGGAACGTTCGATAATTCGATTGTTTGGCTTTTGCCTGAAGGACAACCTCCCTATACAGCAAACAAACCGGAATCAGTTCCATCAGATCTTCATCGAGAGTGTAGGTTATTTGCATATCTCGTTAAAGGTGGAAAGGGCCCTGATCTCGTGCAGGTCCGTCGTGAAAAAATCTTCATTGGTATCCTGGAATCAATTCATCCTAAAGATGCCAGTGTAGTAATTGATATGATTAATAAAAAAGCGCCTAAAGGCTTAACCAGAGCAGTAGTAGAGGAGGCTTTTCCAAATCTCCTACTGAAATAATAAGAGGACGACAATGGTTTCAACTCAACTCGAGCGGCTCGAAAATGATTCTGATAAACTCTTACAATATGTCTCAGAGCTCAAACACAAGGGGGATCACGAACTTGCTAAAAGGGTTGAAGAAAAACAGAAATTTTTGCGAAGACGGATAAATGAAATGACACAAAAAGGTTGACAAAAGAATCCAGATAGGTTAAAGTATACCTATCTGGATTTTTTTTATGGGACGAACATGAACATCTTTATCTTATCAGAAGACCCAAAGACAGCAGCTCAAATGATGTGTGATCGTCATATTCCAAAGATGGTTGTCGAAAGCGCACAAATGTTATCAACCGTTCATAGAATGATTGATGGTATTGAGGAAAAGCGTCAGTCTAAATCTGGTAAACGCATGGTTAAATATTGGAAACTTCCTGACTATCGTGAGGATGTTTTTTATAAAGCAGTTCATATGTCGCATCCTTGTACTGTATGGACCAGTGTTTCGAGTGAAAACTATCAATGGCACTACGAACATTTTGTTGCTCTTGGTGAAGAATTTGAATATCGTTATCAAAAGACTCATATGACCATTTCAAAACTTAAAGACGAGCTTAGTGTTTTGCCAAAAAACATTAAAGATGCACCTTTAACACCATTTGCTCAAGCAATGAATCATTATCCAAAATGCAAGGTTGAAGGTGATGCAGTGCAGGCATATCGCAATTATTATCACGCAGCAAAGCCGTTTGCGAAATGGGAAAAGGGACGTATCGCTCCAGATTGGTGGCAAGGGTATACAGGAGAGGCGGCATGACTGGTCTTGAATGCCTTGTGGCAGCTCTATTCTTTGAAGCCCGTGATCAACCTCCTTTTGGTATTGAAATGGTAGCAGAAACAATTATGAATCGTGTTGCGAGCGCAAGATATCCAGATGATGTTTGCTCTGTTGTCTATCAAAAACGTCAGTTTAGTTTTACTCACGACGGTATGTCGGATGATCCACACGATTATGATACTTACTTCGACAAAATTGCTTTGCAATCAGTAAAAGAAATAGCCGTTGATTACATTGAAGGGGCTTCACAAAATTCTGGTGTGACTCATTATCACACTACTTCTGTTTATCCTTCTTGGAGTAAATCAATGGAAGTGTATGGTATAGTCGGTGATCATATATTCTATGTCTGCAACAAAAGATGTTAACAAATGTTTACAGACACACAAATCGAAGAGTTAATTGATCTATTATCGTCGCTAAATCAAGACACAAAAGTGTATTTTGGTTGTGACAGTAGTCGATATCAAAAGAATGGAGATTGGTGGGCTAAATATACAACCGTGGCAATTGTTCATAAGAACGGTAACAATGGGTGCAAAATATTTGAAAACACAAGCCACGAGCGTGATTACGACACAAAGAAAGGTAGACCAGCATTAAGACTAATGAAGGAGGTTTTTAAAGTAGCTGAATTGTATGATCAATTAGCACCGTTTGTGGATGGGTATGATATTGAAATTCACCTAGACATATCGCGTGATCCTAAAAGAGGATCAAGCTGTGTAGCGCAACAAGCAACAGGATATATATCTGGTATCACACAGATTAAACCGAAACTTAAACCAGAGTCTTGGTGTGCATCGAGAGGTGCTGACGGTATTGGCAAAGGATATCACCAAAGGACGACTCAATGAAATATATACGATGGTATGATTATTTTTACGTTTTCCTGGCTGCTGATATGATTTCAGCAGGGATTGTAAACTTTGATTTGTTTTTGGTTGCAGTTGGTATCTGTGGTTGGGTTATCTACGAATGGACGTGTAAACTTGAGGGACGTTATGACAATTTTTGAATATCTTGTTTTGAGATCACAGTTTGAAGAATATGTGAATGGTCTGGAAATACCAGAACAGCGTAAACAAGGGACTATTGATAATCTTAGGTGGTTTAATAAGAACGGACATCAAAAGAATCGTTTTCGAGATGGTTTTGAACAAGCAATGGAGATCGCTCAAACAATACTGTTTGCGTCATCCAATCAAAAAATTTAGTATGGGATTGTGGCATGGTTAAAATAATAAGGAATAAAGTCATGTCGTTTCTCGATAAGTTCTGGTGGCATGCGCCAGAGTATTTTAACAGGTGGAGGCTATTTCCACGAGCATTCATTGTAATGTACTTGTACATTGTGTGGAAAACAGCTGACTGGTTTATCAGTCTACCTGACCCAACAACTCAACAAGCTGGCTTTGCGTCAGCTGTCCTTGGAATAGGCGCTGGTTGGTTCCATATATATGTTCAAGGAAAGACTGAAAAACTACAAGAAGTGCAGCATAAAAGTAGAGCGGATGGATCTTATGAAAGTAAGATTGGGTCTCCACCTGACGTGAGGATAGAAAAGGAATATGAAAACTAAACAATTGATTTATCAAGTGAAACTCGGAAAAAGTAAGCTTTACGACCATTGTGTTAATAGCGTTTCTGAGTATTGCAAAACCCATAATATCGGACATGTTGTTCAGACTACTCCAATTCTAAACATCAAACCAGATCCATTCACATCAAATCGTTCAAAACAATCGTGGGGTCGTTTTGGCTGTCTTCCGGTGTACGAAAAAGAAAATGCGTTCACATACTTGAAATCGTATGATCAGGTCGCAATTATTGATGCTGATATTTGGGTTAGACCTGGCTCTGCAAACATCTTCGACAAGATTCCAGATAATGCGTCGTTTGCCGGTGTTGTTGAACGAGAAATGCCTATTACTCAAAAGTATGCGCAGAAGATCGCTAATTATTCTCGTATGCAATATAACAACATCCGCAACGTTGATTGGAAATGGAATGACCGCGGAGCAGAATTCTTTAACATGGGCATGATGGTAATGAATTCATCCCTTCTACAATATTTAAATGGTGAAACGCCAAAGCAGTTTCTTTCACGTCCGAGATTCAAACCGTTTGTAGACGGTGCTGGTAATTGGAAGTGGTCAACTGACCAAACTCTACTCAATACGTGGATCAAAGAAGAAAAGATTCCAACAAAACACTTATCTTACCATTGGAACGGGCTTTATTCAGCTTTGCAGCCAGGAAGAATCAATGAGTGTAACTTTGTCCACTTTTTCTTAAAGGACAAATTACCAAACCGTGGTGAAGATGTACCTTCACTTATGAAAACAGTTTGACGAGGAAATTGCTATGTACTATGCTGTATCAGTGTATAAGCCAAAGGATAAAGGGACGACAATCAGCATCTTGGTAACTCAAGCTGAAGCCACGCCTTACCAAAAAAATCTGACGCCAAAGGAAATTGTTAAGCATCAGTTTATTGATCACTTTGGTGGATATATGACGTATGATATGAAAATTCTTGACAAAGAAGATTTTGTTGCTCAATATTCGGAGTATATTCCTGAGGTTGTTCAGTACAAAATTGACACCCTAGGTGAATCAGACGAGTTCTCTTTTTCACAACAGATTTATATAGGCATGCCATGAGCCGTTATATATTCATTCATGTTCCAAAAGCGGCGGGCATGACAATACGTAAGTCGCCATTCTTGGTGGACAAAATTATACCTGCGACTTCAAAGATTCACAAGTCGCCACAGTATTCACAAGCCGTGCTCGACAAAATGAACAGCATTGGCGATCATCACGGTTTCGAGCATGCAAGGTGGCGAGATCTTAACGAGGATATACGTGAAAGATTTCCAGCATTTGCGGTTATCCGTAATCCTTGGGATCGTGTTGTCTCAAGATATTTCTTTGCGAAGAAAGTAATTGAAGTTGAAAAAAAAGAGCCAAGAGGTAAACATGCAATCGAATCGTTTGAAGCTTTTCTTGAAGAACGCCACATATGGGGTAATCAAAAGTATATGTGGCATCGAGCCATTCGCGGTTGGTATCCAGCTTTCGACTATGTTACAGACGTTAAAGGAAAGATTCGCTGCGATCTTCTCAGGTTTGAAAACCTAAATGAGGATCTTTGTAAGTACTTCAATCTACAGACGATGTCGAGAGCTCGTAATGTCACTGCACTGAATCCTGGTAGCTATCGTGATTTGTATACCCCTAAAACAATTCAAATTGTTGCTGATTGGTATAAAGCCGATATTGACACATTTGGGTATGACTTTGACACAGGCCCAACAAAAAAATATTGGAATCAAAAATGACTCAGCATCCAAAGAATCATCGCAAGCTGTGGCTTGAGCAATTAGTGAAGGAAAATGGATACGTCATAGGAGCCGAGCTTGGTGTACACGAGGGTGTGACGCATTTACATCTTCTAAAAAATTGCCCAGAACTAACAATGATTGGAGTAGATTTATACCAAGGCAATCAAGCAAGGTACTGGGAAGAATTCGTCTCTAAGTTAGTGCAATTCAGCAATCGCTCTAAATTCTATCGAATGGCGACAACTGAAGCAGCAAAACACATTAGTGACGGACAACTTGATT